CCGCGACTGCGTCGGGGTACTGCAGCAGCGTGATTTGCTGACCGTCAGTAGGGATGCGCCCGGGCGTCAGCGCGGCGATGCTGGCGCGTGGCCCGTTGTGCCAGGCATAGCTGAACAGCTCGCTGCCTCCTTCAGCGCCAAAGCTCTTCCACGCCGCCTTGGCGCGGTCGTACCACTCCGGCTTACCGGTGGCGGAGTTGCCACGCACCAGCAGACCTTCCTCCGGCAAGGGATCAGGGCTATCAATGGGCGGGCCTTCGGGAAGGATGGCCATGCCTGTCGCAGATGTTTTCTGCACAGCCTTCGCAGCCTCGCCCTTCAAGGCCTCCAGCGCATCCGGCAGCCCATCAACCGTTTCCATGGCCTGTGTGCCCGTGTGGTTTGCGCGATTGAGCAAGTACTCATCGGCCTGGTTCGCCGTAGCTCCGGGCTCAATCTCTGCCAACTTCGACGCCGAAGCATCAGGAAACGCATTGGTGTTGGGGTTGCTCTCATAAAGGGCTTTGACTTGTGCGGCGGTAATCGTGGTGGCCGCACCTTGCTGCACCCATTTCGCATCCGACACATCCCAGATGTAGCGCTGCACGTCAGACCCTACCCCGGTGTCCACGTCTGCGTAATCACCAGCATTTGCCGTGGGAAGGGCCGCATGTAAAGCAGAAACGCTGAGGAAAGTCCCTCGCCAGTGCGATCCCTCCAGGCCGTTCAGCTTGTCGCGCTGCTCGTTCGTGAAACTGTTTTGCGAAAGCCCCATGCCGGCGGCCTTGTCGACTTTCCCTGCAATGCCCTCAGTGTTCGCGTTGACTTGATCGATGGCAGCATTCGTCAAAGCAAACGCCTCGCGCAAGCTATCGCCCGTTTTGTCGTTTGGTGCTGCGCCAATGTTTATTTTCTGGACAGGCATTTCAGCAATCCTCAATGTTGTGTTCGGTGGATTGGTGCCAATCGCCTTCGATGCAATGGCGTAATTCGTGATATAGGCACATCGGGTGCCTCCGCAACACTACTCGGCAATGTAGCGTTTCAGCACTTGCAATTATTCTTGTGGCGCTACCCCACTCCCATGTCTGCAATTTAGATGGCGACTGCTCCACCGTTACAGGCGTCTTGAGAGTGTAAATTTCATAGGGCTGCATGGCGCTGCATCCACATAGGAAAAGTGGCAGTAGGTATTTCATAAGCCCGTAAATTTTGCAGCAGGGATATGCATTCCACCCCGCTGAGCTGCATATGCGTTGAAACTTGTCTGATTGCTATTTAGCCATCTGAAACGTAAGGCAGAGCCTGTCCAATTTACTGCCAATCCAGAATACCCTATGCTTCCTTCCCCATCGTCTGAAATTTCTCCAATAAAGTTGTTCAGCAGCAAAAAAGGGGATGTTGCAAATGGCACTGAATAATCTTGCCCATCTATAGGTGTTCCTGTACCAAAGGAAAATATCTGTGCAATTTGTGGGCTCTTGCCTGCACTTTTTGCAGACCACATAAGCGACCCCGCTTCATTGAATACATCCAGATAGCCAGATTCTGCGGCAGCATTCTTTGTGCATTCCACTACATCTATGGTGCCGGTCAACCCGCCTCCCGATGGGAACATGCTAGACCCGGCGGTCAACCTGGCCCATATCAATTTCTCTCCAGCGGTACCGACTGGCACATTCATGTCTCCAAAAAATCCGCCATTCCACGGATTTGCAATGTTGTAATACATGCCTGCGTTACCAGCGCTACGACTATATTGGGCAACCTTGCGCGTAAAAGGTAGATTTGAGTCTACAACAATAGCCGCTGAAGTGTTAGATACTTGAAAACCAGACATCATGCATACCTGTACAAGTCGTATGAATACGTGTAGTCACCAAATATACCGAACTGCAGCCATGTATATATGCGAATTCCGCCATTCACCACACACATATGAACAGCCTGCCCAAATTGCGGCCCTCCTGTTTTAAACACTGTATGCGTGCTGGGGCCAACTCCAGAGATAGCAATAGTGTTCATCACCTGCAGCGACGGCAAGAGTATTGATCCAGATTGGACAAATCGCAGTTGATACTCGTTTATATCAACCGCAGGATTGCCATTTTCATCCCAGCATTGCAGTCCTGCAGGCATTACCAAATCCCCATCCGCACGCGAAGAACGTTGTTCGCATCAAACACCTGGATCAAGTTGTTATTCAGCGTCATCCGCCCGCCACCGGTAACTGGCGCGTTCAGCTGGATCTCCCCGGTGCGGAAGTTCAGGCGCAGCACTGGCGCCCCACCAGGGCCCACGGCATCAGACTCCAACCAGTCCGCCAGCTTGGCGCTGCCGATTGAGGCCGTCTTGATGAACGCGGAATTGATGTAGGTGACACCGTCCTGGATCACGAACGGAACGCTTGTGGATCCGTTCGCCTCGTTGAGCACCGCAATGCGCTGGGCCGCCAGCAGGATCTGGCTGGTGATGACACCCTGGTCGTTTTCCACGCCGACACCGATGCCGGCCATGTACGGCTTGCCGTCCACAGTCAGCTGGGTCTTGATCGTGTACATCGCGGCCAGGGCCGTTTTCAGGGCCTCTACTTCAACCATGGAGCCGTCGCCGGACTCGATCTTCTCCAGCAGCGCCTGGGACAGCTGCGTCTCTGTGATCTGGTCCTTCAGGTAGTCAAGGATCGCGCTCGCATCGGAACTGGCCGCCCCGGACGTGCCGGCACCGGTCGGGTGCCACGGCCCGGCAAGCCCGTTCTTGTCCACCAGACGGGCCCAGAAGAAGAAGCGCGCGCCGGCGGCCAGGCCGATCATGCTGTGCGTGTTCTGCGGATAGGCGAAGTCGCCCAGCTTGATTGCACTGCTCCGGTCGGCGGTCTGCGAGTACCAGAGCTCAGTGCGCTGGATGATGTTTGCGCCCTCCGGGAAGCCCCAGGACAGATCGATACCGAATACCCGGCTGGACGTGGCCAGGTGCGTCACCGCCGGCGGCGCGGACAGCAGCCCGTCCAGCTGCGTCACCGCAGACTGTGTCCAGGCACTGGAAGCCTCGATGGAGTTGATCGCTCGCACGCGGGCCACGTAAGAGCCAGCATATGCGCCGTCAATCTCCAGCGATGTGGTGGCCGTGCGGCCTGCCCTCACCCAGTCGCTGTCATTGCGGCGCCATTCGCAGTCGTACAGCACCGCGCTGTCGGCGGTGGCCCACTTGATCACAGCAGTCTGCGAGCTGATGCCCTGGCGCACCACATTGAAGCTGTCGATCGTCACCTCGGCCGGGGCCGGCTGCACCTTGGGCGGTACCACGGTCACCGGACGCGGATCCAGGCGGGTGCCATGGTCAATGGCCGAGAACTTACCCGGCTCGTGCTGCACCGCGGTGATGTCGAACGTCAGCCCCTCGCCCTCGGTAACACTGACCACCGAATACAGCTGCGTCTTGAGCCCAGGCGCCTCCAGCGCCCACACCGATTCCGCGCGCGGCACGGCCGAGAACGGCGTTTCCACGGTGATGGTCACCGTCGTGCCAGGCAGAGAGATCATGTCCGCTGTCAGCTCGGTGCTGTCCACGGTGATCGTGGTCATGTCAGCCGTCAGCACCTCGCCCACCGCCCTCGACACCTTGCGCGTCTCGGCCACGCCCGACGGCAAGATGACGGTCAGCTCGTCGCCGTACTGGATGCCCAGTTCCGCATCGATCTGGATCGTGCTGCTGGTCGCGCTCTTGATGCGGCCACCGATACGGCGACCGGCAAGCAGGTTGTCTGCGACGCGGATAACTTGGCCAGGGGCGCACAGCGTCCCATCCAAGCCCACAGAGAACGACACCGTCCGCGTCTCACGCTTCGCAGTCAGCAATGCCCACTGGCCCACCCGGTAGGCCTGGCCCTCGCTGGTGCAGCCGAATGCGGAGATCTCGGTCTTGCGGATACCGTAGCGCGCGACTGCCTCGTCGTCCTGCACATAGACCACCTTCTGGCGGCCCATGTCGGTCATGTCGCTATACGAAACCAGCGCTACCGTCGCGCGGTCCTTGCGGCGGCTGCCGGTGTATGCAAAGCGTCCATCGATGACGTTGGCCTGGGTGTAGGTGTAGACCGGGTCGCGCGGCATGTCCGCCACGGGCACGGCTGCGCCGGCCCCCCAATACACCATGCCCCGGAAAATGCTGCACAGGTCCTGCAGCACCCGCGTTGCGTCACCACGCTGCTGCAGGTAGGCATTGCAGGTAAAACGCGGCTCCTGCCCACCGCGCCCGTCCGGCACCAGTTCGTCGCAGTAGGTGCCGATCTGATACAGCGCCCACTTGTTGATGGTGCTGGCCGGGATCTGCCGGCCCAGGCCATAGCGGTCATTCGTGACCAGGTCGAAGAACACCCAGGCCGGGTTGTTCGTCCATGCGCTCTTGAAGGTGCCGTCCCAGATCCCCGTGTAGATGCGCGTTTCCGGGTCGTAATTGCTGGGCACCCGGATGATGCGACCGCGCACGTGATAGGCCCGCGTCGGGATGGACTGGAACTGCGACGCATCGATCTGCAGGCCCACCAGGGCCGACATCGGATACCGCAGCTTGGCGTCGACCACGTCCGTGATGCTGTCGATCACCGTGGTGTCGGCAATCGTGTTGCTGTTCGCATTCGGCGTCAGCCGGCGCACGCGCACCACCCATCCAGACATGGCCATGGGCAAGTCGATGCGGTGGGTACGGCGGTACTGCTGCGTGGTCTTGCCGGTGAAAGAGGTGTTCACCACCTCCACCCAGGCGCCGCCATCGGTTTGCAGGTCGATGGCATAGGCCACGGTGTGCCCACCGATATCGCCATTACTGGTGTTCGCCTTCGACAGGCCATTCACACCCAGCATCACGCGCACGGCAGACAGGCTGCGGTTATTCACCGCGCGCACCCACGGCGTGCCGAACTTCAATTCGGTGCCAACGCCCGAGGTTTGCTCGGCCGCCGGGAAGCCGGGGATGTAGTCCTGCAGTTGCGTGCCGGCGCGAAAGTCCACGCTGACACCGGTGAAGTTCATCGTGCCGTCGGCGTTCTGCAACGGCGTGCCGTCCAGGTAGACGGACTGCAGCCCGTTGATCAGGCCTTGAATCTCCCCCTCGCCCAGCAGGTCCAACACCCGGGCGTAGCTGGTGCTATGCAGGCTATCGGCGGCTTCCACCGGTGTGCGGCCACCGCCGCCGCCCTTGCCCTTGTAGCCGCGCAGGCTCCAACCACCCGCCACAACTCTTGTGCCATGCGGGAAGCCACGCAGCGAATGGGCGTGCGTATCCCGCACCCGGGCCTTGCGCGGGCGCTTTTGCGTCGTCTGCGTCATTGCTGGTCTTCTGAGTGAATGCCTGCGCTCACAGTCGCAGAGCCGATGAACAATTCGCCGTAGATCACCGGCACAGGGTTGCCCTGGGCCGTCGTGTTGACTGGGCCATTGAAGTTGTAGGAGGCCCCGTTGTCTGGGCCATCCTGCGTAGACACGCCCTTTTGCTGGGGGCTGATCGCTTGAATCACCCCGGACAGCATCAGCAGCTTTCCTGCCGACGCCACGCCTGCGCCGAAAGCGATGGCCCCGCCTTCGCCCAGCAGGGTCGCTGTCGCTGGGTTGACCAAGTACGGCGCCACGAAGAACAGCGCAGCCCCCAGCACCAAGGTGAACAGGCCGCCGCGCTTGCTCCCCTGGACAATGGGTGCAATCCGAATGTCTTCACCGCCGGCCGGATCATTCAGCCGGTCCTCCCCCAGGTTGCGGCGCCCGAGAAAGCAGGCATAGCCGACGCCGCGGTCTTTACTGGTCATCAGCTCATGCTCGAAGCCCGGCAGCACCACGCACAGCGCTTGCACAGCCTCGGCGGTGGATGCCACGGCCAGGCGGTGCACACGGCCGAACCGCGCGCCCAGGTAGCCATACAGGCGAATCGTGCGCAACTCGTCGCTCATGCCTTGAAATCCTTGTGTCTGACCACCGCCCGGGTGACCTCTTGCCAATATCCGCCGTACACCACCCGCTCGGACAGGCGCCCATACAGGTGGTGCAACATGGCCTGGGGCACGAGGTGCAGCCCCGACGCCTCGGCCAGGGGCCGCGTGCCCAGGTAGATGCCGGCATGGTTGGCCACTGGTGAACGCACCGACATCAGCACCACATCACCGGGCTGCAGCGGCGCTCCATTCGGGATGCGCTCAAACCCTGCTTTGGCAAAGCCCTGCATGTACAGGTCCTGGCCGTTGTTCCACCAGTCATCAGCACGCTCGAAGTCCGGCAACTGGATGCCGGCCTCACGGCTGTACCAGTCGCGGATCAACGTGTAGCAGTCCAGCACGCCATGGAAGAACTGCCGCCCCAGCAGCGGGGCAGCCCAGCCCGATGGCCCGAACTGGTGCACGTCGGCAATAGCACCCTCCCGCACGCTCACAATCACCCAGGGCAGCCCTGTGGCCTCACACGCCGCCCGGTCGGCATCACTGGGCTCGGCCGTGTGGTCGGGGTGGCTGTGCACCACCGCCAGGACACGGCCGGCGTCCTCTGCATCGGCCCAGTCCTCGGCCGACATGCGGAACTGCTCCAGACCCTGCGCCAGGTTGCGGCAAGGCCGGTAGACCTCGCGCCGGCCGGCGGCCACAATCAGGCCGCAGCACTCGCGCGGGTACTCCGCCAGGGCGTGGGCCTTGATGGCCGCCAGTGTCTTTTTATGCAGCATCAGTAGCCCCGCAACGAGTCGGCGGCCGGAAAGCCGCCAAAGTTGATGATTTCGTATTCGCCAAACCGCTTCTTGCAGTCGCTGATGCGCCCACCACAGCGGTCGAGCGTTGGATCCGTCACCGGGTTTCCGTCCAGGTCGAACATGGCCGCACCGGTGTAGCCGCAGTACGCGCCGCGGTAACCGCCGGTGGACAGCCAGCCGCAGGTATTGGCCTGGATCTGGCGGGCCGGCAATTGCTCCCCATCAAAATCCAGCGCGCTGCGCAGCTCGAACTCGACGGTTTCCTTGTCTTCGTGGGTCTTGGCCTCCACCAGCCAGATCTCCGGCGATATCTCTTCATCAGGATCCGCCGACGGGTTGCCGTCCGGAAAGTTGGCCGCGTCGAGGTACTTGGACAGCGTGCGCCGGCGGATCACCCGGGCGCCCACCAGGTCGTCCAAGGCGAAGCACAAAGCGCTGATCACCCCCGGCAAAGGGTTGCCCTCGGCGTCCTGGCCAATGTTCCCTACGCGCAGGATGGGCACCGGCTGCTGGCCGGTCCCGGTGCGCGCGAATCCTTCCGCCTCGATAGCCCAAGGCGCGTACTCATTGCCCTGCCAGAAAATGGGCCCAGCCTGTGGGTAGCCGTGAAAGCGCAGGTGATCCCCGCCGATCTCCGTGGTGTCCAGCTCGAAAAGCTGCACTAGCGCGCCTGGCTCCAAGCCCTGAATGTCTGCTGTGATCATGTGAGCGGAAATGCAAAAGCCCGCCGAAGCGGGCTTTGTTGGTAGTGGCCGTTATGGCCGGTTGAACTCAGTAAACGTCACTGCGATGGTGTAGCGCCTGAGGGGCCCACCCCCGCCGTGCGGCGTCAGCTGATATTCACCAGCGGTGTACTGTCCCGGCTGCCCAAGCGGGGGCGTCCAGGTGAAAGACTTGCTGCTGCCGTGCCGGTCAAGAAAATCTCGAATCAGCCGGATCTGAACCGCGCGCCCCCGAAACTCAAGCGCCCAGGATTCACTTTTGGTGTTGATGCCATCCCCAGCAATCTGGGTATACCCATCGCCAAATTTGGCCTTCAAGCCGCGATGCGATAGCGTCCCTTTCGGCTCGGCCAGCGGGCGCCATCCAAAGATCTCCGGCATTTACGCCCTCCCATTCCTTTGAGCCCACAGCAAGCCATTCGGCCGCATCTCCAGGGCAATGCGCTCGCGGACGGCATTGCCAATGAGCTTGCCCAGCTGCGCCATGGTCGATTCAGACCCACCCGAGGCACTGGCAGATACCTGCCCCTGGCCAGAAGGCTGCACCGACACAGCAACATCAATCTGCACCGGCCCGGAGGACTGCGCGACAAGTCCAGCGCCTGCAGCGCCGCTCCCCCCACCCACCAGCCCCCCGTCGGCGTAGCCGTTGAGGCGATGAAGCATGCTCAGGCCAATGCGCTTGGTGCTCTCTGCATTGATGACATATTCGCCACGGTGCACCACGCCTGCAGGCTCGTACTTGCCACCGTCACCGGTATAGCCCCCTGTGGAAAAACCAAACAGACTGCGTGCACCAGTTGCCAATCCGACAATCGCTCGACGCGCTTCGATCCGGGCCAAATCAGCAATCACGGAGGTCGCAAAGGACTTGAAATCCAGCTTCCCTGTCATCACGAAGTTGGTCAAGGCATCCTCCATGCCCTGGAAAGCGCTGGTGAACAGGTTGGCGGTCTGCCCCGCCACATTGGCGGCCTGGTCCAAGTAGTTTTGCAGCGCCATTCCGGCGCCGAGCTCCCACTTGCTCTGCATCGCATCGAGCTGGCTATAAGTCTGCTGGTACAGATCAAGCTCGAGCGCCTTCTCTTCTTGCAGATCAGCAAGGCGCTGATCGATCTGTTGCCGCTGCCCGGGCGACAAGTCCTTTGTGAACATGCGCTGGTCCTCAAGGCGGCGCTGCTCAGCCTGATATCGGTCCTCGATGGCCCATTGCCCTTGAACACGCCCACGATCTTTGTCGCCAGTCCATGCCGAATTCACCGTGCGTTGCTGCTGCACAAGCATCTGTTCCATCGCACGTTTGTGCGAGGCAGCCAGAGACTCCATTGCTAAGCGCTGACGCTCAATGGCCGAAGTTTCTTCGGCGGTGAGTGCCTTCAACCTTTCCGAAGTTTCTTGCCGCTTTATTGCCAGCTTCAACTCTGTATCAGCAATTTGCTTTTTCACAGCCAAGGCATCATTGCCTTTGGCCTTTTCCTGCTGCAGTCGCGAAACCTGTGCCTGCAGGGCCTTTTCTTCTGCCGCACTGGATTGCTGTATCAATTCACGCTTCTGGCTGTAGTAGTCGCTATCAGCGATCAGACCAGTCTGACGCAGGCGCTCCAAGTCCTTCTGCTTTCCTTCGAAGGCGCGCACCTCCAACTTGGAATCATTCTGAATTTCCGAGAGGTCGAGACGTCGATTAGCAGCCCCCGTTCCGGCGCCTGTCTTTTCCTTGAACTTCTCGCGGATGCCGGCTTCAGCTTTCGCTATCGCCTTTGGATCAAGCAGTGCACTGTTTGGATCTGCAGCGCGAATGTCGTCTAAGTTCTGACGATATTCCTTTAGCGCCTTGTTCAGCTTGTCTTGCTTGGACGCCGCTTCAGAGTTGGCCTTTCCAACAGCCTCTGCGGCTTTGATGCCAGCCTGCTGAATGCGGTTGCGCTCGCCCTCACCCATCGCGTTCGCGGCATCGCTGGCGGCCTGGCCCTCCAGCTCGAATAGCTTTGCGCGGGCTGCAGCCAGCAGGGCTTCGCTATTGTTTCGACCACTGCCAAAGCGCTCAACATTTCCATCGTGGGTTTGCTGCAGGTTCTCAACGACTTGACGCTGCTTTTCCAGCTGCTCCTCTACGCTGTTCCCGCGGCCAACTCCCAGCATGGCGTCCCACGCCTTTTTTGCCCATCCAGCAACGCCCTGCCAGCCTTTCTCAAGCAGCCCCAGGCGCTCGCGCAATTCAGAGGCGCGCCCCATCATTGCGTCGTGATAGGTCTCCTGTGCAAGTTTGACTGCTTCGACTTCACGGCCTTGATCAGCCAATGCCTTGATCTGCTGGTACACCTCTGCGGTCAGATAGCGATATTGCTCCGTCAATTTGAGCGACGCCTCAACCGGAGATTTACCCAGCTCATCAAAGCGCTTTATCGTTTCCTGGATGGGGATTCCTGCGTCACGCTCTAGGCGCAACGCGACCTCAGCGACACCAGCAATGCTTTCACGTGCAACGTTGCCAGAGGCGGCAACCTCTGCCAGGACAGCCGCTGCAGCGCCTTGCGTGAAGCCCTTCCCGTCAAGCGCCTGCGCCATCACGGCAAGCTGGCCAGCGGTCACGCCAGCGGCATTGCCGCTCATGATGATGGATTTGCTGTATTCGTCGGCCTCCTTGCTGCCTTGGAAATAGGCCAAGCCAAGAACGCCCGCTGCTGCAGCAGCCAGGGTGAATGGGTTCACCAGGCCCAGCACATAGCCACCCAGCGCTTTGGCGGCATTGCCGGCGCCACCGAACATGTCTTTCAGCTGGCCGCCCTGTTGCAAGAACACTGTCAGCGGGGCTTGGCCACCCTGCAGACTGACCATGATGTCCGTGAACTGCGCGGGCACGCCCCGCAATGCAGCGGCATTTGCGCGGTCGCTCATGCCTGCCGTCTTCATCAACCGCAGTTGCTCGGCCTCGGCCTGGCGCAGCTGGGCAATGTAGGGGCTCAGTACGTCACCAGATATGCCGCGCTGCTTGGCCAGCATTTCGTAGTAATCAGCGCCCGCCTTCCCCCCGGCGCGCATGGCCACGGTCGCACGCTCAACGCTTCCCACCATCGAGCGCTCAGCCCGCGACATAGCCGTCGCAGCCGTACCCGCCCGGTTCTCCAATGGAGCCAGGCCAGCGGCACCCTGCCGGCCTGCCGCCTCCACCCCGGCGGCCATGCCTTGCGCTGCTGCAACTGCATCTGCAGATCCATCGCGCACACCTGTTGCATCAAGCGATGCCTCAATCTGGATTTTGCGACGGTCGACTTCACTCATTTTTCGGTCTCTGCGTAAATTTCGTGGAGTGCGGCGGCCTCCATGATTCGCACCTCGGCGCGAAGCCTGTCGTGCTCTTCATGGGGAATCTCTCGGGCGCGGAGTTCGTCCGCCAGGACTCCGTAGTCCAAGCCGACAACACCGCCAGCGCCAGCGCGCCATTGCGTCTGCAGGGCATCGAACAGACTCCAGGCAGTCCAGTTCTCGGGCCAGACCTCGACGCTGAACATTTCCGCGTAGAGGCTTGCAGGAAGCCCCCACGCGTTGAGATAGCTGGCATCGGGGATCTGGGTATACCTTGCCCGAGCCGCCGCTATTAGTTTCCCAATCGGCCCTCGATGCAGATCTGCCGGTACTTGTCCATCAAGCCCTGCACGGCCGCCGGCAGCTCACGCGCCAGCTGTATGCAGTTCTGCAGCGTGAATGGCGCATCCAGGCCCCAGTCAAGCAGACAGCCATGCACATACTGGCCATTGAGTTGCGCCGCTCCGCGCTGCTGCTGGCTCGAAGCATTGGCAGCCGTGCCGTCCCAGTTCGGCGCTTTCACCGCAAAGATCCCATCCAGAAACTCGCCGAACTCCACACGATCGCGATAGCGAAACGTCACCGGCAGCAGTCCTTCGGTTCCATCCAACAGGCGGACCTTGAGGGTGTCCTGAACACCTTCTGGGCGCTCGCCCAGCACAATCTGGCGTGCGATTTGCTCACCCATGATCAGGCCGCCTTGCTCAGGTTGGTAGGCGCGCCGCGCAGCAAAACCGTGGACTTGGTGGTCTGTTCGCTGCCCTTTTCGGTGGCGGGCACATCGTCGTAATACAGCTCACCGACGTAGTAGCTGGTTGAGCCATCTTTGAACTGCAGCCGGTGCACCGACTCCTTGCCATCGGAAGCCTGCAAGGCAGCGCGGGCATCCCCGTCTTCCTTCCAGCTGATGGTGTACTCCAGACGCCGAGCACCACGGCCCTGGCTGAATTCCTGCTCGACCTCCACATCCAGATAGCTCGTGGTGCCGGTCTTGATGTCGCCACCAGTGAGCCCAAAGGACGGCACGTAGGGCAGACGCTGCCACTCGCCGGTGTCGAGCTTGATCAGGGCAACCTTGCCACCAGGGGAGAATTTTTCAGCATCACTGGTGTCCACGCGCTCCAAGGTGACCTCAGTTGCAGTTGCGGCTTTGACACGCGCCACGCGGCCCATCAGCTCGGGATAGTCATCGCTGTCGATGACCACCAGATCCTTGGCGGCCAGCGTGTTCGCAACGGTGACAACCGCTTCCTGGGCATTCGAGATCGCACCGGCCGCAGCAATGGCGGTCAGTGCAGCGGTATAGAGATAGAGCTTCGCCCCATCGGGCAGAGGTACTTTGCGCATATTTCGCCCCTTTCAGGCAAAGAAAAACCCACCAAAGTTCCCTTTGGTGGGTTGTGCAGCCCTTTCGGGCAAGTGAAACCGCCAACGGCGGTGAGAAACTATTTAGCGCCCAATGGCTCCAGGCGCTTGCCAGCATTCGCTACTCGCAAATTAAAGAGTTTCGCTGCAGATGCCGCCCATTCCTCGCAGCCCATTCGGCACCCAAACTCCGACTTAATCGCATACCGCCCCTCGCCCAATGGCACCTTCCGTGCACTGCCCTGAACATTAGGTATGGATGGAGACGTGAAAGTCTGAATGTAGAAATCATTTGCCGTCTGGATTTTCATGCGCGTGGCAAGCTGAAGCGAATCCAGTGCAGCCACCCACATCGCGTCGCAAACATCTTTGGTCCCGCATTCTGGGACTGGCCCTACATCAACAGGTGCGCTTACGGTTTTGCGCTGAGGCTGAGTCACGCAGCCGGACAATGCCATTGCGAACAATGCAGTTAAAAACATTTTCCGCATATCCCCTCCTAAATCAATCAGGGGATGCTATCAAACTACATCAGTACGACACGCTCAAATCCTGGTCGGCATAGAACAACTCCATATCGTGGTCGTAGTCGTCGCGGAAGTTTCCAACCGGCCGAATGGTCAGTTCGGGATGCTGCCGCAGCGCGCTGACAAGCTGCGGTATGAGTCGCTTCGGCTCCAGAATATCCGGGCTGTAGATCCGCAGCTGCACCTCCGCCGTCTCTACCTGGGGATCCTCGTTGTCCAGGTACGCCGGCGAATCACCGCCGTAGCGCTGCCAGATCACATAGGGCGTCGGCGCGTTGGCCGGCGCTACCGTACCGTAGCAATTCGGGATCACAGTGGCAATCGCCGCCTGCAGCACTTCGTCCATCACTTCACCTTTTCCAACGCCTGCCAGAGCACATCAGCAGAAGCCAGCACAGCGGCCGGTTCTGCACGAAGCGCACCGCGCATGAAAGCCTTTCCTGGGATGTAGACAGGCCCACCAGGTCGCGGCATGTAGAAGGCATCCTTCTCTGCTTGGCTGGCCCTGCGCCGCGGCTTCCTCTTGCCGGCGTTCTCCGGCCGCGCGAGCGTCACCCACCCCTTTCGGGTCATCACCACCTGGTAGCGTTGCCAGTGCCCGTGCTCCAGCAGGTGGCCGTGCGGCGCGGTGGTCGCATTCCAACTGATGTGATATTGCGCGAATCCCTGCCCGCTGTTTTCCGGCGAGAAGGCCTGATAGAGGGCTTTGTCCAGGTTGCCCGAGACCTTTTTGATTTTTGCGACGTTCGCTTTTGCGGCGTCGTAGAACACCTGGGCTGCGGCCTGGGCCGCCGGCCTGGCTGCCTCTTCGGCAGCGTCCCCGATATCGTCAAACAGCGACTCGATGCCAGAAAGGTCGACAGAGGCAATCAGCGAGTTGGCGCCCCTAGCCATTGGTCACCTCGCACACCAGATCCATGTACTCGCGGTGCTGGTGGTCCGGGAGCACCGCCTTGATGGCGTAGATCACGCCATCGCACACCGCCCGCATCTCGGCTGTGATCCCTGCCCGCTTGCGGACGCGAATGCTTGCCTGAGCTTTGCTTGCGATCTGCCCGGCCCGAATCGACTCACTGCCTGATCCAAAGCGGATGTTGGCCCAGATGGGCCCAGGCAGTGCATCCTCCCAGGTATTGGAAGGCTGCCCCAGGCCACCGCCAGGGAGGCGCCGCTGAATGGTGATGCGATCCCGAAGAATGCCAGCGCGCAACATCAGAACCCCCCTGCCGTGTTGATGTAGGGCAGCAGCAGCCAGTCGGCCCCCATCGGGATCTCTGCGACCTGCCCCGGCGCCACGGCCTCGCGGTTGGCGTACAGGTGCCCGATGATCAGCTGCGCCGCAGAGTGGATGGCTTCATCAATGACCACACCGACTGCACCCTCGGGGATATCGGCCTTGGCCTCATAGAGCTTTGCGAAAATCTTCCCCTCGATGGCCAGATACGCCGCAGCGATCCAGCCACTGATCAAGGAATCCTCTTCGTCGCCATCAACCCGCAGGTGCAGCTTGGCCCGCGCGAGGTCAATCCTCTGCATGGGCCTGGCCCGGGAAAGGCTTGGCGGGCGCACCGACAGAGCGGGCGTAGGCCACGGCGTCAGGGTGCGAGTCCACGCTGCTGGCGTAGGCCTGGGCCACAGAATCGGGCATGCCCTCGATCACGTCGTCGGGCAGAAAGCGCTCACCGTCAATGGTCACAGCAGCCAGGACGCGCACATCGACCAACAGAACCTGCTTGATTGCGGTGTCCTGCTGTGCGGCAGCGCCAGCAGCTTGGCCATCTGCAGCCCCAGCCGTAGCCGGGGCCTGGGTCTCGCCGTTCGGCGAAGCCCCGGCGGCGGCCAGCTGCTGCTCCTGCTGAGCCTGTTGGTCTGCAGCC